CATTAGAAGCGTAGAACACTTGAACCAATGAAGCAATGCCCTTTCCATCTACGTCAGTTTTGACATAGCACTCAAAGACCTCAATCTCTTGCATAGATGGGTCATCAGTCTGCGTTTGGTAAGGTTGCTCACCTGCTGCGTAACGAGCCACACGCTCTGGTGTGTATGCCAAAGCATCACCCATCTGCAAGCCTTCAACTTGCTTTTTATTAAAACCCATAGCATATAAATCACTACGAGTTAACATCTGACGATGGGCTACGAATGGTGAATCAGCAATAGTTCTAGCCTTCTTGCTAATCAAGAACTCCTCTGGAGGAACATTCTCAATCGTTACTTTGCCTGACTTTTTCTTTTGCTGCACCACAACATTGTGTGTAGCACTCATCACAGGCATACCCATTTGGTCTATAACTGGCTGTCCCATTGGGTCAATAATTGGGAACTCTGTCGTATCTTGCTCGACAATCTCCATAGTCTCATCACTCATCAGCATTGCTAACTCGTCATCAGACAAGTCAAAGTAACGCTCTTTGGTAATGTCTTCTTTGTCTTCCCAATACGCTTTAACAATTCCGTTCTTCTGCATCAAGGCATCTTTAAACCAATCATGCAGAATAGCTACACCAGCGTTATCACGATTGAATACCCAATTGCAGTAGTCTGTGGCCTGTTTTGCAGAGGCTTCATCCCTTGGGCCTTGTGGCTCAAAGACTACGATATTGTCTGAGCCTGTAAAGATACGAACTAAGCTAGGTAGCGCACCATCTATCGCTTCTGCCACTTCTCCAGTAACGATTTGAGACTTACCCTCAACTTCATTACCATATGGCTGTCGTAGATAAGCCTCCAGAGCCTGTTTGCGCTGCTCAACAGTTTCGCTTTCAATAAATCCAATTGCATCATCAATCTCTGATTGGATTATCGACATTAACTCGTTCTGTGCCATGCTTGTCCTTTGGAGGGCGTCCCATTCTGGGTTTGTCCAATTTTAACTCATTTACCACATTTTCAAGCATTTCGATACGCTTTTCAAGTTCTTTTACTTTAGGTGCTAAATTTACACCCTGCATTTGTACATACATCAGACAATCCACTTCGGAGTTTGGTTAATAGGCTTAGACCACGTTGAATGTCCTTCATCCAATCCAAGGGCTAAGTAGCGGAATGAGTCAGAGCCATGACTAGACCAATCGTGTAGTGGTCTTTCAAAGAATATCTTACGCTTCTCATCGTAGTCTCTGCGATAGTTTCTCAGGCAGTTCAAGCCATTCTGCACTTTAGGTACGTTAAACCAGCACCTTGGCAACAATCTACGGACAGCTTGGATGCCATCATCTAGTCCCATTCTGGGTGCAATCTTGACCTCTAGTCCAGCTTCTTCTAGCATTTCCATTCTGCTCTTACCTGTACCAAGTTCCCTGACCCTAACGTCATGGGGCAGAATATGCTCTGCTTTGAGATAGTCGTTGTCCTTAATCCACTTCACATAGTGGTCTAATCCAACTCCGTGATTCTCATAGTAGTCAAGCAAACGCACCTCAGTACCCACTAATTGAGCCACCCAGATAGACGTAGAGTCACCCATTCCTAAGTCCCAAGCAGTAAATGTTCTGCTCAGTTCCTCTCTGGGAATTTCTTGCATATGCTTCTTGTCTTCTAGTTCATTGAGGATTTGCCCATAGTAAGAGCCTTCTACAGCAGCGTCAAAGCTACATTCAAACTCTTGGCGGTACTTATCCTCACCCATCTCATTCTTAGCAGCCTTCAGTTCTGTGTCATCCACTACCCCTGTCTCTGAGGCTTTGAACTCTAACAAACCCCACCCATCCTCTTTTTCTGCCCTGTCTCGCAGTTCTTTGAAGTGGTTGTGTCCCTTTGGCGTACCAATAAAGAGACACCATCCTTTCCTATCAGCTAGAGCAGGTCTGACAATATCTGTCCATATTTTAGGGTTTTGGTCGCCCACCTCATCAATGATTACCCCATCAAAGTATTGACCTCGCAGGGAATCAGGATTGTCTGAGCCATATAGTTGGATACGCCTACCCCAGAAGTCAACTCGTAACTCTGAGATGTTGTTAGTACCGCCTAGCGGAGTAGTGTATTTAACGAGATAGTCCCAAGCTACACGCTTTGCTTGTCCATAAGTAGGCGCAATGTAAGCGTATCTAGGTGTTTCTTTCTCGTTTAGCACCGCCTCACGGATTAAGTGGTTAAGTGCTGCAACAGTCTTACCAAACCTTCGATGTGCAACTACTACCGCAAAGCGTTTGCCTTCCAGTAACTCGTGAACCTTTAGTTGGTGTTCCCTTGGCTTATAGGGAATTTCGATTACTTCGCCCATGTAACGATGTGCTGAAGTGGTTGGTCAGAGTCTCCGCTTATAGTTACTGAAGCCATATCAGGCATTGATTTACGCAATAGTATCTCAATAGCCTTCATCCTTGTAGGACTTAACTCCTCAGTTTCACCAAGTGCATGATTTTGCAAAACATTTAGTAATTGACTTACTTGAATCTTTTTGCGTACATCGTCCTGATGTAACTTGTTTATTGGTCTTCCGACTTGTGCCATTTTGTTTGACTCCTCTAGGGTTGGTCAAGGTTAAGTAATACTTTATTCTAACAGGCTTTGAATTTCTTTACGCTTTTCTTCGTCTAGCAAACCAGTTGCACCCAAAGGTAACGCTGGTGCAGCAAACATCTTATCGCCAAACTGTTTGAATAGTTGTGTCCGTTCTTCTGGAGTTTCGTAAAAGTAAATCTTATCAATCCCTTGGCTTTTCAGATAGTCAATAGACTTCTGAGGCGCATCTTTAGGAACAATAGCACCTTCAAACTCACTTACCTGTACGGCTCTTTGAGGCTTAATCTCAAAGTATTCAGTAGGCATTGATTTGACTTTGTTCATAAAAATCTGAACATCTGCCTTTAATGCTTCTGGAACATCCTTATAAATCTTGTCTAAAAAGTTAACATTCTTGACTTGACCTAGTTCATATAAAGCGTCTTCTGGCTTATATGCGTAATTGTTATTGCCCTCTAGGTTTCTCATCCTATCGGTTAAGTCTTCAAACGCTTCATTTATTTTCTTTTTAACTGGCTCAAAGTCTTTAGACGAAACAATGTTTTCTCGTGCAGCCTTTACTTGCTCAAAGTTCTTAAACTTAGGTGTAGCTACAGCACGAATGTTGCCTACCCCATAGAAGAAGCCTTCTGCGCCAGCACCACCTTTCATCTCTTTTACAAGATTGTCTAATGTTGCGTCTGCATAGCGTCTGTTACCAGAATCTGTATAACCTCTAAAGATTCGTTCTGTTGGAGTTACACCAGCTTCAGCTAATGTGTTATCCATATTTGCAGACCAACTTTCAAACTGTGGTCTTAAATCTCTTACTCGTTGGTTGACTTCTTGATTAAACTTCCAAGTTTCTTTTCCAAAATCGTTAGGGTCTGGCAACATTCCTTGTTCATCAAGAAACTTTGCTTTGTAAATATCAGAATCAAACCGATATTTCCAATCTTGTTTTAACCTGTCAACTGTGTAGTCACCATCTGGTATTTTTTTAGCAACATCTGAAAAGAAGCTATCTATATTTTTAACGCTTTTTGCATCAAATTTAAAGTCAATCTCAGGTGTTCTGGCTGTGTAAGCATCAAATCCATACACAGGATTCTTAGCTGATGGGATAGCCATTGACTTATCGCCTATCAATGAGATGTTTCCAAAAGAAGTTAATGGATTCTCTACATTTGAAACAGCTACAGAGGGTACTGGCATACCGCCTACTTTTTCTACTCGTGCTAGTTTTTCTGGTGAAATGTTGTGGTGAACAATCATTTCTTTACCAGCTTCTACATTAGGTACAAACTGTGATGGGGTACGCTTTCCTAAAAGTCCACCAACATCTTGAATGCTTGCACCCACTGGTAAACCCTTAGTTAAAGGTGCTAATGCAGGTGCTGCTTGACCTAACAAACCCAAAGCAAACGCTGGCTCTGCTACTTTTTTAATCTTTTCGTAATCAGGATTAAGAACACTAAAACCCATCTCATCTGGTCTTGTGCCTAGCAAACCCTGCATGACAGCATAGGTAAGTGGGTCTGGTAATGTGTTTACATCTCTCTGCCCTGCCAAGGCTCTAGCCCTAGCACCTTGACGCTGTATGTTTGGATTA